AAAGCTTCTCTCTTATCCAACTATAACATTTTTGTTAAAGGGGGGAAAGGGGGGTTTTGCTAAAATCTAAATCCCCAAGTAGCAATTAGAAAAATATAATATATATAAGGGATAATTGTAAGAAAAACTGAATAGAGGAAAAATGAATAAAGTAAAAGCCATATTGGCTATAGTAGTATTAATGGGATCACTTGCTGTATTTGAAGCAACATCTAATAAAGACTGTATTACTGTATATGTAGACTATGGAACATTAGAAAAGTCGACATTTAATGAATGTATCAAATCATCAGAAACTAAAGCAATTGATTTATTGGTAAACAATAACTTCACTTTGCAAGGAACTGACAAATACAAGGACGCAGTCCTCTGTCGTTTAAATAATCTGCCTAAAGAGGCGGAATGCAAAGATATGCCATCAGAGAATGCCTATTGGGCTATTCTAGTAAAGGAAGACCAAATACTATTTGAAGACTATGTATGGGCACAGGTTGGTATCGATCAATTGATACTATCTCCTGGAGATTCTCTAGCTTTAGTATTTGCAACTAATGGATCTGTTAACTTCCCAGCATAGAGTATCTACAAGATCCAGACTTCTTGTATTGGTGCTACATTTATCAATGTTAGTTTCAACAAATGAAATTACATCTTACATAATGAGATTTTATAATGGTCATTATGGATTACTAGATAATTTATTCTAGTTGACTAGAATATTATAATAGTATACAATAGATACAATGGCTTCTCATAGAATTGTTATTTGTGATAAATGTAGGCGGGAAATAGAAGTAAGATCTGGATTTGCCCATATGACACTATTCAATCACCAAAAAACATGCAAGTAATGATATACTGGATATAGAAAAAATATTTTATTAACATTTTGTTAATTATAAAATACTAGTCGACTAGGATATATATGGCAGAGAATGAGAACACATCTTGTTTTACATACAAGGTTGAAATGATTATTCAAATATTAGCAGCAGATCAAGAAACAGCTCGTATGCAACTTGATGATAAGGGTGGATATGTAACATCACGAAAAGTTACATTCATGGATTCAGTACAAGTATATAAAGGCAATAAGTTAACTAAAAAAGATAAAGAAGCTTTACCTGATTAATTAAAATTTAAAAAAGCGGGGACACTAAGAAATTCTCTTGCTATAATTAAGCTATATGAGACACTCTTATAGGTATTACCTAGGATGAAGTCCGAAAAGCTCTCTATAGCCAAACAGAAGGCTCATTTGGCATCATATATCAGAGACCTTAAAGAAAAATCTCCTTGTAGAGACTGTGGGAAGTTTTATCCATACTATGTCATGGATTTTGACCACGTCCGTGGCAAGAAGCATGCAAATGTAATGGAACTTATTCCCACATTGTCTAAGAAGAAGATAGATGAAGAAATAGCCAAATGTGAGATAGTATGTTCTAATTGTCATCGTATTAGGACTCATATGAGACGTATAGCTAAAAAGGGTAAATAATATGTCTTCTCTTCCCGCCGCACTTTTTTCGGGCGCACTTTTCAAATCGCACTTTATTTAGTATACTAGAATTATGGATAAACCACACTATAACGTAATCATCGCCACCCCAGGAATGGATATGGACGGCGGGTACGTTAGATCGCTCACAGAGACTATCGCTGAGTTAAACAAGCGTAACATCAGTAATATATGGATAGGAGATCATTTTTCCATAGTAAATCTAGCTAGAGAGTTTACCTTAGATGCGGGATACCTACTAGATAAAGACGAAATAGATTATTCAGCAAAGGGACCTATAAGAGATACTGTTACTTATGATAAAATTTTTCTTATAGATTCCGACATATCTTGGACAACTGATCAGTTTTTAAAACTATACTATTCAGAAAAAGATATTGTTTCTGGTCTTTATATGACGGTTACTGGCCAACCAACGGTATATCCAAAGGATAAAGAATCTTTTGCAAAAAAGAACCTTGCGGTAGACGATGAGATCATTGAAGTCACTGGATTTGGATTAGGTTTTGTTTGCGTTAAAAGTGGAGTATTTGAAAGTCTTGAAAGACCATGGTTTCAGTTTCTTTATACTGATAGATATTCCCCAACTCCAAAAACATTTATGATAGGAGAGGATATTTCATGGTGTATGCGTGTTTCAGAATTAGGATACATATTATATTCTGATTTAGGGGTTAAGGTTAAACACTGTAAAAAAATTTTTTTAGGATAGTTTTTTGGACCATAGCTCAGTTGGCAGAGCGTAGAGCTGTTAACTCTAATGTCCCAGGTTCGAGCCCTGGTGGTCCAGCTTAGCACCAGTAGCCAAGTTGGTTAAGGCCCCGAACTCATAATTCGGCTATCGTAGGTTCAAGTCCTGCCTGGTGTACTTAGCGACTATTGCATAGTGGTAGTGCGTAACCTTGCCAAGGTTAATGTGCGAGTTCGATTCTCGCTAGTCGCTCCAAACCTCTGTAGTTCAGTGGAGAGAACAATGGACTTCTAAGCCATGTGTCGCAAGTTCGATTCTTGCCAGGGGTACAAAAAGAAAAAATCCCATTCAGAGGCGGATCCGAATGGGTTTTCCTAGTGTATTGCTACACATTATACTGGGAGCTTAATCTGTGGGATGCTACAACCAGTACATAATTATTATAAAATAACTATTGTTCTAAGTCAATAGTGTCTTGCACAAAGTTTATATCAGTATCTGGTGTGTCTGGAACAAATGAGGGTGTAGGACCAAGCAGGTATCCTTGATTATGATATTCGACCATTTTGGAAGTATCTTCTGACCCCACTAATTTATTTGATATTAGGGTAAGTAGGTCATAAATTCTATGTAGCATAATGTAGTTGACCATTGGTAGATTATCTTCTAAATTCTGAGGTTGTTCTTTATTTTCCGTCATTTGGTCTACCTAGATCTTCCCAAAACTTTTCCCGCCCCATGGCGTCAGTCTCTTTAATAGTGCCTCCGTCAGTTAGAATCGACGGCTGATTTAAGTTTTCCATAGTATTCCAATCCAACATCTTTTTTAAAGCTACAAGATAGGCAGTATAGATATATTATACCTTCGTTTGTTTCGTTGCACATTAAAGGGCCCTGATCCATAGGACATTCAAGTCTAGGAACAAGGCCCTTCTCTGCTAGGAGCAGGTATTTAGACACATACTGTATCTTCATATACCTACCCTTCTAATTTTTGAATTCTATTAGGAATTCTTTATATCTTTCCCCATTTAGGGAAGACCATGATGACCAATCGGTTCCGCCCTTAGTCATATAATACGTTATCTCTGCATTTATTACTGGATCAAATAATGTGATATTTGATTTTAATTCAAATTTTTCTTTACGATCTACGCCGAGGTTACCCAACATATTGATCTGAAAAATTCCATAGGAACTGTCTCCAGTTTTCCTGTTACCATTGTAAGCCATAGGCCTTGCATTGGATTCTGACTTAGCAATAGCCCAAGCCTGTTTAAGGGCTTTTCCTTCAAAGCCAACAGCTGATAGAAGTTCTTTTAGTTCTCCGTCTGTTAGCGTCTCAGAAGGCTTGTACACAGTAGTGCTGTACTTCTCTAAGGTTTCTTTCTTTAGTTGTACTGTAGATTTCACAGGTGTTTCCACCTGCAATGCTTGAGTTATTGTTGGCCCAGGCTGGACAGTAAATAAGAATAATGTTATCATTCCTATATAAGACCAGTTATGAGCAACATCACTCAACCGTTGTTTTATATTCTCCATTGGCATTTCCTCCTTTAGAGATAACGAACTATAATAGTAGCATTACTTGACAGTAGGTGTCAAGCTAGTCAACCAGAAAGATTAAAATGGAAATATCATATTCTACGCCTAGATCCAACTTGACAACCAAGAATGGTTACGGTCACGCTGGATTTAAAGTAGCAGAATGTCTAACTAAAATGGGTCATAGATTAACTTATCAGAACCCTAAAGCTAAATTACAAATTAATTTTTCACAACCTACAAATTATAAATTACATAGAAATCAATATCAGATTGGTTATACTCCATGGGAATCAACAGTTATTCCAGAATCTTGGAGAGAAAGAATAGATTCTTGTGACGAGTTTTGGACAACATCTCAATGGTGTAAAGATGTATATGAGAATAATGGATTTAAGGTATCTAATGTTTTCCCGCATGGCATAGATCCAATGTGGTCACCTAAAAAGCGAGAGTATACAAATGTTGTAAAGTTCTTACATGTTGGCGAACCAGCAGAAAGAAAAGGCGGACAAGATACAGTAAACGCATTTATAAAAGCGTTTGGTAATAATCCTAATTATACATTAACAATAAAGGCTCATAAGTCTAGCGTTCTAAGGGTATACGATAGAGAGGGAAGCATTCTTGGACTTCCCCACGAAATGTATAGTAATATTAAATTAGATGAAAGAGAATTAGAAGATAACGAGTTGGTAGACATGTATCATCAACATGATGTTATGATCTATCCTACTTATGGAGAAGGATTCGGATTCATTCCATTTCAAGCACTTGCAACAGGCATGCCAGTTATATCAACATACGAATGGGCAGACTATAAAAAGTATCTAGGTCCTCTAAAGTTAAACTCTACACTTATAGATTCTCCTTGGAATGTGATGCATCCTGGAAAAGTTTACAAGCCAGATAGCAATCATTTAGTTAATTTGATAGAAGATGCTGCAGCTAATTTTAAAGCATACTCTGGATATTATTATGCTCAGTCAACTGAAATACATAAAGAATATAATTGGGATCAGTTGACTAATAAAGCTTTTGAAGAAGTATTTAAAAAAATATCATAACCCCTTCCCCTTTGGATTAAAGTTTGGTAGAATTGGACTTCAACTAAAATTATAAACCGCAAGGCGGAGAAAAGGTGTTATTTAAAAATGTCAAGAACTATTGAAAACCCATACGAAAACTTTATTGCATTGTCACGTTATGCAAGATGGATATCAGAAGATAACCGTCGTGAAACATGGGGTGAAACAGTAGATAGATATTTTGATTTTATGACAGATCACCTAAACAAAAATCACTCATACGTGCCAGAGGAAAAACTTCTTAAAGAATTAAAGGATGCAGTTTATAATCGCAATGTAATGCCATCAATGAGATCAGTGATGACTGCAGGTGCTGCATTAGATAGAGATCATGTTGCAGGCTATAACTGTTCATTTGTTCCAGTAGACTCACCACGTTCATTTGATGAAACAATGTATATCTTGATGTGTGGAACAGGTGTTGGTTTCTCTGTAGAATACAAGTATGTTAATAAGCTTCCTGCCGTTCCAGAAGCATTTGAAAAGTCTACAACCGTAATTGTTGTTGAAGATTCTAAGACTGGATGGGCAAAGGCTTATCGTGAACTACTTGCCATGTTATGGGCAGGACAGGTTCCAGCAATTGATGTAAGTAAACTACGTCCAGCAGGTGCACGTCTTAAGACAATGGGTGGTCGCTCATCAGGTCCACAACCATTAATTAATTTATTTGATTTTACAATTGCAAAGTTTAAAGTTGCAGCAGGTCGTCAGCTAAAGCCTATTGAGGCACACGATATTATGTGCAAAATTGGAGAAGTTGTAGTAGTTGGCGGAGTTCGTCGTTCTGCAATGATTTCACTTTCTAATATTAATGATATTGAAATGGCTCAGGCTAAATCAGGTAACTGGTGGGAAAACAATTCACAACGTGCTCTTTCAAATAACTCTGTTGCGTATTCTCGCAAACCAGAGATGGAACAGTTTATTGCAGAATGGAAATCACTATATGACTCAAAGTCTGGCGAACGTGGAATCTACAATGTTGCAGCAGCCCAAAAGCAGGCAGCTAAATATGGACGAAGGGACCCTGAAGTACATTATGGAACCAACCCTTGTTCAGAAATTATTCTCCGTCCTTATCAGTTTTGTAATCTTTCAGAAGTCGTATTACGTGAAAAGGATACAAAGAAAGATATCGAAAGAAAAGTAGAGCTTGCTACAATTCTTGGTACATGGCAAGCAACTTTAACAGACTTTAAGTATCTTCGTAAAATTTGGAAAGATAACACAGAAGAGGAACGCCTACTAGGAGTTTCTCTAACTGGACAATTTGGGCATAAGTTTATGTCGGGTAAAGAAGACCTAGTTTCTCTGGAAGCATTTCTAATGTCTTTAAGAGAAAAGGCAAGAGAAGTAAATACAGAAGAGGCTGGGAAAATTGGGATTCCACAGTCTGCCGCTATTACATGTGTAAAGCCTTCAGGCACAGTATCTCAATTGGTCGGGGTGTCTTCAGGAATGCATGCCTGGCATTCTCCATATTATATTCGTACAGTTCGTGGTTCAAAGGGGGATCCAATCTCTACATTTTTGAAAGAAGTTGGAATTCCAGTAGAAGATGATGTAATGAAGCCAAATGACACATACGTCTTTTCGTTTCCAGTAAAAGCACCAGAAGGTGCAATTGTCAGAAATGATTTAACAGCAATTGAGCATTTAAATATTTGGCTAGTTTACCAACGTGCATGGTGTGAGCATAAGCCATCAATTACAGTTTCAGTTAAAGAAGATGAGTGGATGGAGGTTGGCGCTTGGGTATATAAGCATTTTGATGAAGTATCAGGTATTTCATTCCTGCCACATTCAGATCACTCATATAAACAAGCTCCATACCAAGAAGTTTCTAAAGAAGAATATGAAAATCTGCTTTCTAAGATGCCTAAGAGCATTCGTTGGGAAGACTTATCTTTTTATGAAACAGAAGATGGTACAAGCGGAACACAGACCCTTGCCTGTACTTCAGATGGAAATTGTGAGATTGTAGACATTTCCGCTTAAAGGGTATATAATAAAGATTGGGGTAAAACCCAAAATTCCTGGGCACACGGCCCAGAAATAAGGAGGATCTAAATTGGCAACAAAAGAAGATCTTAACAATGATGGAAAGGTAACTATGCAAGAGAAAATTCTAGCAGCGTTAGCAAGCTATGGTCGTCACTTTTTAGGTGCGGCTATTGCTCTTTACATGACTGGAAATACTGACCCAGGAGACCTAATCAAGGGTGGTATTGCGGCTTGTCTACCAGTTATTTTGAAGGCACTTAATCCAAATGAAAGTTCATTTGGCTTTACAAAGAAGTAAAATTCAGTAAGTAATTAGGACGGCTCCTATGCTAAAATGAGCATAGGAGTTTTCCTATTTAGGAGATTTAGCAAATGGCAGGTCAAAAGAATTGGGAAGTGGATCAAAACACTACCTTCACATTTACCGTTGAATATAAAGACGACGACGGAGATCCAATCGTTCTTACAAATTGTTCCGCAAAAATGCAGGTTCGTGATACTAAGGGTGGAAGCAAGTTAGCTTTTAGTCTTACATCACCATCAGGCGGAATACTAATAGACGAAGCCCTAGGCAAGTTAACTATTAAGATGACCCCTACTCAAACCAATAAATTATTCTATCCAAAGTCCTCATATGACATTATGCTAACTGATAGCAATTTGAATAAAACCAAATTACTTGAAGGATTCATAACTTTGAGCAGATCGGTGACCATTTAATGCCAATCACTAATAATAATAGCAATCCGACAGTAG